CTTTGTTGAATCGGAGTTAACCAATAAGACGAAGTTTCGGGCGCGAAGTTTGTAGAATACTTTATCCCGTTGTCGGTTAAGTCTTGTCCGAACATCGTATAGTCATTCGTGATGTTATGCGAAGAACCATCCGTAAAATGTATATGGTGCGTTGCAGTAACTCCGCCATACTTGTAAAGTAAACACGGCTTAGGTATATAAGGAGAAAACGAACTATCTAACGAATAACCTACTTGTATTCCCGTTGGTGTACCCGTGTGGGTAAATTGGTTAAATAAAAGGTTTTCGAACGGAACTTTAATAGTAAATTCCCCGCCATCGTAGGGGTATTGGTATTCCGTGTTTCCGTATTCCTTTAACCCTTGTTCAAAGAATGCTTTATTCATTAACGAATTGGATTGCTCAAACGCAAACCCGATTTTTTTGTAAAGTTTTACCCTATCTACTCCTATTTCGGTTTTGTCCGTAAACTCGGTAATATCTATAACCGCACCCGCTCCGTACCAATCGTCCAAAGGTACAATTTCGTAAGTGTTTACCCCCGTACCAAAACACGTTAAATTAAATTGCTTTAAGATTCCCGAAATAAAATCGTTGATTTTCATTTGTGGCGCTAACTGCGCTAAGTTCGTGAACGCTGAAAGGTTTAAAGTAACGGTTGAATACCTAATAAATTCCGTTGTAGTAATCGGATTCACGGAAGTAATGTAAGTTACTTCGTATTGTATTTCGGAATCAAACGTTAAAGGAAAATTAGAACGAATATAAAACTCCCAAACATCGTTTAAGCCTTGAACATTTGTAACATTAGCAAGTCCATAAATAGCCGTTCCCGTTCCTTGCGTTGTAGAAAATAACGCGCCGTTTCTATACGTGTCTATCCAATAACTTGTTGTAGGCGAACTTACCGAAGTAACGTCTAACGTTATTACGTGATTCATCCACGTAGCTCCGTTAAAAAACGGGGTTGTAATTTGGTTTAACGAAGTATTAACGTAAAAATTAAGCGGGTAAGTTGGAGTAAAAAAACTTATTACAGTGTCAAAGTCAAGTTGTTGCGGTTGCCCACTAAACTCGAAATCGTTTTTATTTTTGTACCACAAATAAGCCTGCGTAAAACGCGGGTCATTTAAAAATGCACCCGTAAAAGTTACCCCGTATTGAAAACCGATAATATCGAAAATTGATTTTACCCGTACTGCGGGAAATAACTCGGTGTAGTTAATTGCACCTTGATTCGTGTGAATGTCGTTTGCATTTAACCCAAGTTGATTAACCAACCACGCGGGTATATTTGCGTTAGCGTATTGGTTCATAAATTCCCAAATACGATTAGAAGAAATAAGCGGATAACATACGTTCCAATCCGTTCCGTAATTTTGTACCCTATCAAAAACCTCGTTAAACGTGTAATCGTGGTTTATAGTCGTATAATCTAAATCGCTTAATAGGTCTTCGCCTATTAAATCTTTTAAGGTAGTTACATCCCCGTAAAAAGTTATCGTGTAGGAGTTAGGTTGTCCGTTTTTTAGTTGGCTCTTTTCCATTTGGATTTTACCCCTACGGAAAAAGGTCATATCTATTTCTATATAGCCGTCTAAGCGTTCTTGGTAGTTAATTGAACTATTTACTGCGTTCTCGTAAAAGTATTCCCAAATAGCGTTATTATTCGCGCTCGTGGGTATTGTAAACGACTGCGAAAAATCCGTAAACGTTTTGGAAATATCTTGAATGTTTTGGATTGTAGAATTTACTTCTATTGTTTCATCGTTAAATAAATCTAATTGCCTACCTTCTACAAATATGCGTACTTGTCTTTTCATTAGATAACGTTGTTAATTAGGTCGTTGCTTTGTTCAAATTCAAGTACGTAATTAATCGTCTTATTATTTATGTTCTTTTGCTTTTCGAATTCTTTTGTTTTCATCTTAACGGGTTGATTGTTAAGTAAAATTCGTTCGCTTAAAAGTAGTTGCTGAATGTTTGAGTTAAAGGATTCGTCTACCCACCCCGTGTTAACTCGGTAGCTTATTGTTCCGTTCGTGTTAAACGTTTGTCGTTGGTTTAAGTTGGTATTCCACGAACCAAATAAGCCCAACGTTTGCATTAAATTAAATTCGGTTGTCGTCGTAGATAAACTTTCGTAAGAAGCCTTAAACATAAATTCACGTTGCCACGCTCCGTACATATTTATAAAATCTATTGTAATTACGTCGTACCTACATTCTTCTATTGGGTAAAAATTTGCTTCCCAAACAATCGAAGCACCTACCAAAACTTCTACTTTGTTACCTGTTAAATAGTAACTTGGGTAAACACGATATAAGTTAAAAACGTCATCGGTTAGCACGCTATACGAATATGTTAAGCCCGTTTGAAATTGGGTATACCTAATCGTTCTTCCTGCTCTTAAATAAGCCGTAAATGTACCCGCTCGTTCTAACTGATTAACTGCGGGGTTGTTGTTTGCATCTACCCAATAGTAATAATCTTTTGAGTCTAAGTGTACGGGCATTATTCCAATATGCAAAGGGTTATAACCTTGCGAGTAATAGCCATATCCATCAAACGCCCAATAAGTAGTAGTGTCTAAAAAAACATAACCCGACAACGTTAACTTATAGCGCTTTACGTCTACTTTAATATAGTTGTCTACTCCCCATATTCCCGAATCCGTTGAATAGTTTTGAGAAACGGTATCGTGTTTAATTTGCTCCATTAAATAAGGAGAAATATTATAATAGTTTTTTATATCGTTCGAAGAAGGTATTAACTTTTCTAACGTGTAACTTGGCGAAGGTGGCGGGGTAGTTCCGTTTTGATATATAAATAATTCTACTTTACTTCCGCTTTGCCCTACTTCGTTTACTTCTATAATATACGGGCTTCGTGCAAATATTCTATTTATTGGCATAGTTTCTAAAATTTTCTTTCATTATAGTATCGAATAGTTCTTCTGATTCTAACCCGTACGCTTCTATTAATTCGTTAGGTAGTTCCTTAAATGCGGCTTCAAAAGGTCGTGTAAAAAATAAACTCGGTTTAATTCCGTTTACAAATATGTAACGCGACAACGCAAACTGCAAAGATTTTCGAGTTAGGAATTTTCCGCTTTTATCTCGTGGCGCTATTCCTTTTCGTACTATCCATTTGTCGAACGCCTTGGGTGGTGGCGCTTTGGTAGTGTAACTAAACTCCGTATTATATTTTTTACGTGTACCGCTTACCCCTTTGTCTTGGTAAAATCCGTATTCTGCCATTTCGAAAAAGAAACGAATCGAGTTCGGCATAACCTTTACTTCAGCGCTTAAACTTTTACTTAAATTTCCCGTGCTTTTTTTCTTGCGTAGGTTTGCCTTGCTACGTTTAATTACGTAGTCCCTAAATTCTTCGAGCGCTTTAAGTTGTAGTTCCTTATCCATTTAACAACGTGTCATATCGTTAGGAAAATCTACATCGAATGTCATTCCCCACCCTGCTAAGTAATTTTCAAAGCGTTCTATAAAAGGTTCGCAAGTTGGCGCTCCGTTTAATTGGTAAAGGTTATCCCAAATATTTCCGTGTTTCAACATTTCAAACGCTCGGTTTAATACTGCTAACTGAGTATTTAAAACGTCTATTTCGTTGTCCGCGGTTTCGAACGAATCGGGCGCTTCTTCTTTGCGTTGGCTTACGTTATCCATAGCCATTAAAGTAACGTTCGCAGTCATTACGTTATCGTTAAACGTAACCTGATTAACCATTATATGAACTAACGGAAATATAGTTTGCTTGCCTAAGTCAACGTTAAAAATTGAACCTTGGGAAACGGTGTTAACTATCGCATCCGCATTAAAGTGTGTTCTAAGTTCGTTTAGTAATGAGTAGTATCCGTTCATTTATAACTTTTTTTAATTTCCATTAATTCTATTTCGTTTTTTTCTGCTTCGAAGGTAAGATAGGTGAGACATTTATATAATCCGTATTTAGTAACTTCGTCGTACTTTGTAAGGTCTCCTTTAGCAAGTCCATAGATTGAACTATACCACCCCCACTTTTTTCCGAATTGAGTTCGTGCGCTAAAGTCGCTTGTTCGTTCTCGCTCATCGTCTTCAGTTCCTTCTCTAAATAGTTTAGGGTAGCGCTTAACAACTCGCTTCCTAAAGTCCAAAAAAAAACCGAAGCGGATATAGCTACGTCCATTGGCGCGTACTGCATTAGTTCCGCGTATTCGCCCGCTCCGTTGTATTCGATTATTTCGTATTTATCTTTGTTCCGTATTTTAATAGGTCGGTACATAACCGCCATTGCCTTATGGAAGTCTTCCCACTTAGCCAAGTAGTTATCTAAGTCCACGTATTCGCCAAAACTTATATTTTCTAAATCGGTTATAAACCCGTATTCGATTTCGCCTATCTTAAACGTTGGTTTGAACTTTGGTTTTTCTGCAAAGATATTTTTAAAGTGTAAAATAAGTTCATTAACGCTTGTTAGTTTCATTTTAACAACGTCCTTTAACTGAATACCGCAAAAGATTTCTATCATTTTCTGCGCTATAAATTCTTCGTCGTTAGATGACTGCTGCAACTTTAGGAACTTTTGGTAGTTTACTAAAGGTATTTCGCTAATTGAACTTGGAACGTTTATTTCTAACTTCATATACTTATAATTATTTATTCGTGTTTTTGTAATTCACGACGTATTCGTGTGCTTTAATTAGCATATCAAAGTGAATCGTGAAACGTGGCATATTGTTAAACACTATTCGAACCCGCTTGCCCGTACGCTCGTAAATATATTCCTCAACGCGAGAAATCATTACTTGCATATCGTTAGTTTTATCGTATTGCATAACTTCCGTAATTTGAGCCTATCCCGAGCGTTTCCATTTCGTGATAACGAAAAGCATCGATAGCGTGGTTATTAAAATCTATTGGCTTGTTTAAGCGGTTGCCTTGCTTGTCCGTGCCCCAAACATACGAGCGTAATTCTTTGATTAAATTACTGCTGTTTGACGTTACTAAGTATTCGTTACGCTGCATTACGTCGATTCCGTAGTTTATTGAATCCTTGCCTTTGGTTACTCCTTTAATCGTTACCCCGAAGCGTTTTATTTCGTCTATTGATTTCGGCTCGGAAGAATCAGCATATACGGGTACGTGTTTTGGTAGAAGTTTCGCGATGTCGCTATTTAGTAAACCCGTTTGGTAAACTAATTCGTTTACTATTCGTTGTCCGTTGTAATTGTATATTTCTATAATTGCGGTAGGGTCGTTCGTGTAACCAAAGTCCAACCCTATTCCGAGTAACTTCGCTTCTTTTGGGATTGTGTCAATAGTTTTCCAATTACTGAAAACAACCCCTTCAAGCATTCCTAATTGACCTTCGCCGTAAACCTTCCACCAATTTGCCCAATAACTTGACGTCTTCGCCTTTTCTTTGTTCTTTTCTATTTGGTCTATAATGCTTTGGTCTAAGGCTTCGTTATCCTTGTAAGTTAAAATTAGGAAGTCCGAATCAGGTTCGTTTTTTAGTTCTTTGTGTACCCAAAATTCGTGAGCAGGGTTAAAGTCTAAAAATACTTCCTTCCGTGTTCGAATAGCCAATTCGTTATAAGCGTCAAAGGTTACATTGTTACACTCATTGATATATAGAATATCGCGCCGCGCTCCCCTTAACTTACTTGAATCATCTGCGGAAAAGAATTCGATTATACTTCCGTTTCTAAATTCGTACGTTAGTAAGGACTTATTAAACTGCTTATCGTTAAAACGGTTCGTCCACTTTAGTATCTTAATAAAATCCTTTAATGCCCCCCGCCTTAAGTGTGGGATTGTTTCCGCAACTACGCTTATTTCTAAACTAGGGTTACTTACCGCCTTGTTAATTAGCACCGCTAAAATTGAATAAGTTTTTGAAGCCGAAGTACCGCCTTGAATAATCTTAACGCGGTTCTTAAGTCCGAGTACCTTATTCGTTGCTGTTGTCCTCTTGAACATCGGGGAATAAAGGAATTTCTATATTTGTTTGTTCGATTTGCTGAACGGGAGCGCCATAACCACTATCCATTAATGCTTTATAGGCGTTTACATCGCCTTCACGCGCTTTTTTAATTAACGCTAAAGTCATTAGGTCTTCTTGCGACATATTTTCGTTTTCGCCTGTTAATGGATTCTTTAAATTTTGATTTACTTCCAACCATTGCCGTGCTATCGTGCTTCGGTTCTTACTTCCTTTTGGTCTTCCGTTTGGGTTTCCGCTTTCGCCTTTTTCCCAACGTGGTTGGATATCTTTATTTGCCATTTTATAGTTGTATTCTTGTTGTTTATTTAAACTCCTTTTATCGGAACATTTACTTTTTTTGCGTTTAATAAATCAGTCATTTTTTGAGGTGGTATTTTATATTGAATTATTTTTTTACCCCACTTTATCATAATTTGTTTACAATATTGTATTTCTTTTTCTTTAGTCCTATAACTAACAATTCCGCCTTTGTTATCGCCGTGTTCGCATAAATAATGGAACTTATTTAACCTTAATACTTTTTTATATTTTTGAAGTTGTTGTAATGCCATATCGTAATCGTCTTTTGTCCCTACTCTATTATCAAATTTTAATTCGTGTTTTAAATGCGCTTGAAAAGGACCCAAAATAATATTTGTTAAATTAAAAGGTAAAAATTCTTTAAATATTCTATTGTCTTCGTTTTGTCCTAATCCCCACATTTTACAATTAAAATCTTCGCATAACTTAAAATTATGTTTAAAAAAATTAATTAATTCGTGTTTGTCTAATTCTTTGTTTTTGTGTTCTCCATCATTTTCGCCTTTTCTATTTTCATAATAATTTATGCTTTTAACGTCATCATCAATCATTATTAACGGAAATTCTATATTGTTTAAAATCCAATTTCGTTTTTTTACTATGTCGCCATCTTCGCTATCGGGCAAAGTAATAACCCTGTCTTTTCCAACTGCTGCAATATATTCTTTTTCTTGACTTTTAGGGACACAATATTTAGCCATAAAAAAATAATCTTTTCCTTTTAAATCGTGGCTTCTTTTGTAACTTGGTATTATAACATTCATATAAAATTTTTTCCGTTTATTACTCTACCAATTCCAATTTTTTGAGTTCCTTCTGCGCTTGTTTTACTTTTTACTTGTTTTAATCCGTAAATTTCTTGTGCTACTTCCCAATCCATTGCATTGTCAAAATATAAAACAATATAATTATGTTCTAAAAATAATTCTTCGCTAAATTCTATTTCTCCAATATCGGGAATGTCTTTTGTTTCTTTTATTTCTTCAATGTCAATTGGTAAACCTAATCCCCAATCATCTAATTTTTTGGTGTCCCATTCATTCGCTAAAATGTCCCAATCCCATTCCCCAAAACCTACGTTGTCTTTTACTATGAATTCGTCTTTTTGTTCGATTGTAAGGTCGTTTGCCCTAACTATTGACACTTCACTATACCCCGCTTCTTTAA